CATTTCAATTGCTTTTAATCTTTTTTTAATATCTGCAATTACATCATCCAGATAATCATCTTTCATTTCATCACAGGTATGTTTTGAAAAAACTCTGTACTCATCCTTGTTCACATACAAAGCAATCGGTGATTTACCTGTCATCATTTTAAAGCCAGCAAACTGATAAAGATTTGGTAAAAGGAATTGTCCTGTTAGATTTGATGGTAGGCTGCCCTTGCTAATCCCAGATTTTGTAATTTTAGATGGTCGTGTCCATTTTGTTTTTAGATCTACACATTCAATGTAATCTGGAATTGTAAAATATTTTAACTCAAGCCCAGGTACATAGTCCACAAACTGTGTTTGATTGGTAATTTGCTCATTTCTACCCCCAAATATCTCTTTTAAGCCCTCTATAGCTACATTTGTTACCTGGAATATTTCATCTGCCACCAGATCCGTTTTAAGCTTGTCTGAGCCGTCATCCCATGTTCGTGATTGATACTTCAAAAAATCTTGATATGCCTGTTCACAAGCCATTTCAGAGGGTCGATTTTCCAAAAAGTGTAAATCACAAGCCTGTTCTACACATTTTCCCCCAATCATGGGTGCTGATGCACTCCCATTGATTTTTTGGTCAAGTGCCTGGCAAAGTTTTGCAGCTTCTTTGATTTCTTCAGCTGTACTACCACTCCTTTTAATAATTGCCTGGGCTTCAGCAACAGCTGGTCTAGCAAAAAACTTTTGAAAGAATACCCAGGACAAAGGATTGGATAATGGATTTGAGTGATGCTTATAATCTGTACATTTTATATCCATAAAAAAATCCCTAATAACTTTGTTTTGTTATCAGAGATTATAAATACGTGTTTTTATTTTAAAAGCTTAAAATGACATTTCACGCATCACTTATATAAAAAATGACAATGTACGCACCATGTTAGTTGTCATTTTTTAACTGATTATAGACATTTATGTAGCTTGTCATTTTATTGGCTAATTCTGCCATTTTACCAGCTGATCTTTCAGCATAGTCTAAATATGCCCTAACAAAAAATGGTGATGCACCATATTTAGTTTTTTCTTTCGTTACGTAATCTTTTTTTACACAATAATCTATTTTATCTGACATTGAATTTCTTGAAATTCCAACGTGCCAAGCTAGTTGTGTTTTTGTTTGATGCAGCTTGTGATAATAATTTTGAAAAAGTAATGCTGCTAATGCGTGATTAGCTGCTGAATTATTAAAATATGTTCTTATTTCTTTAAATTGAGTGTTAGGTTTATAAACTTTACCTATTTTTTTATAAATTATAAAATCGTAATCACTCATATATTTAGCAATACAAATTAATGCTGAATGCTTTAGGGCTTCCTTTTCCTCTGCAATGGTGTAAACCATAGCATCTTCAGTTTTTACTTCTGGAGGGGCATTAATTATGTTTATTGGTTTAAACATAGGTTCTTTTCTAAAATCTTTTTGTTTATTTTTTTTATTAAAATTTTGCATACTTTACTCCTCTCCCACATTCTTTGTGATCCATTTAGAGCAAGCAGCTGAGTGTACCCAATGTTTTACAGGACAAATAAATTTAACCTCTACACTTTTTTCATCTCTATTTTGTCTACCAAAATAAGGCATATAAATCTCATATTGTCTTGGCTGTCCTGGTCTAAAAGCAAGTGAATAAACTATACATATTTTGTATCTTACTTCACCATCTACCATGTATTTTACAAAAGACCATCTTTCTAAATCTTCTTGCTGCACATCTTTTTTCATGTTGTTTGCATCAAAAATTAGGATGTTGTTATTTAACCAGGGTGCTTGTTCATCTGGGGATTTCATAATGGCAGCATAGTTTTTTTTGTAACCTATATCTGGATAAATATATTTTTTTGTATCTGTTAAACTATCAAATATTTTTACGCGCCACATATCTTCTGTATTCCAGGTCTTACCAATTAAAGGTATCGGTTCAACCCCTGTCAGCTGATGCACATGAATACCTAAAACTTGTGCATAACTTTGAATTTTCTGATATGTTAATGGTATCTTACCATTTAAATGCCTGGACATTGTTGAACGATCAACACCAACAGCTGTCCTAATTTCTTCCCTGGCTACAGGTGAATTCTCCACATATCGTTTAAGTACCTTTGAAATTTCTTTTGACATTCTCTTTCCTCCAACACACAAGGAATTCATATCAAAAATACTATTCATTGTAAAATATCCCTTTCTTCTTATTACCTCACTACTCAATAAGGCTCTTAACCACTTTTTTTTATTTTTATGCGTGGTTTGTCACATTATTATTGCAATGACAAATAATGTCAATATAATAGATTTCAACATTTAGGTATTTTTTTAGTCGTTCCTGATAAATGCCTATTTGTTAGCCAGGGCTGGCTTTTAACATATAGTTTCGTAAACCAACACACCAGCTAGTCCTGGCATAAAAAGACACAAGGATAGAAATGACACTAAGACAGTACATTAAAATTAAGAATTTATCGTATGGGCAAATGGCTCGTATGCTAGGAATAAAACACGCAAAGGTAATTCAGAGATGGACATTACCATTTGGACACAAAGAAAGATCTATACCCAGGCAAGAATACATGATGAAAATCTTAGAAAGAACTGATGGTGCTGTGCAGCCTAATGATTTTTACATTGAACGTGAGGAATGATGTACGCAAAAGAAAGTGATCTACAAGTACAGGTCTGCAATCTTTTAGATTTAATTCTACCAGATAATAGTGTTTACCATCATTCACCGAATGAAAGCCAGAGTAACAAACCACAATTTTATAAAAAATTAAAACGTATGGGATTTAAACCTGGGTGGTGTGATCTCGAAATCATTACACCTGGCAAGCCAGCCATCTTTATTGAGTTAAAAAGACCAGGCAACTATGCCACCATAACCCAAAAAGAAGTACATACATTGCTGAAATCAGCTGGTGCATTGGTCTTTATATGTAAAAGCTTAAAAGACGTTTATGAAGCTTTAAAATCAGTTTTAGATTTGAAAAGAAATGCAATGGTTACAGCTATGCTTATGCACGAAGAAACCATGTTAAAGGATTTATTTCAGATGCGTAAAAATAAAAAACAAAAAGACGTAAGCTGGTATCATAACAACAGCAGAAAAAGGGATAGAAAGAAGAAGGAATTATCACTCTCTTAACTGTTTTATTAGAATTTCAAACTTTAGAAGAATGTCAGAAAGCTGTTATTATTTTAGCTAAACTCATTCACCATGAATTTTATGATTGTTCATTACATGATGAAACCTATGCGTTTTTCTTTGAACATTGGGCTAGGCATAACCATTTCAGTAAGCCCCCACTAGGTAGACCAGGTTTTTTGTATGATTAAGTTTCCAGATAAAAAATACAATATTATTTATGCTGATCCACCTTGGAAATACAAAGAGGGATGGGGCAATGGTCAAGTTGGTTACGATACAATGTCTATTGATGCTATTAAAAAACTTCCTGTTAAAGAAATTACTGACGATAAAGCACATTTGTACTTATGGGTGACAAATCCTTTTTTAAAAGAGGGTTTAGAAGTTTGTCAAGCATGGGGATTTAATTACAAAACATTAATTACATGGATCAAAACATATAAAGATGGCACTCCAGAAATGGGAATGGGATATTATTTTCGTGGGTGTACTGAGCATATTATTTTTGGTGTAAAAGGAAAAATGCGTTGTCAGAACAAAACAACAAGAAACATGGTTATGGAAATTAACCCAAAACAACATTCAAAAAAACCCTCATGTTTTAAAGATATAATTATTAAATCAAGTGGTGATTTTCCAAGAATTGAGTTGTTCGCAAGAAATGTAGGCTTATTTGACGAAGGCTGGGAATATTGGGGAAACGAATTATGAGATGTGAAAACTGTGACAGCTGCATCACCTGGCAAGGCGATAAAGATGGGATTGATAGGGATTTTGATCAAGAAAAATGGGTATTTGTAAGAGTTTATTTCTGCAAAAAATGTGGCTGTGTAACCGAGATTTACTACCCAAAGCGTGACAAATAAAGACAGGATATTTTAACAAGTAACTTTTTTAGGGATTGACACGTGAAAAATGATGATGAAAATACTGTTAATAGCCATAAACCTTACGGCTATGGGCAGATTAGAAATAATCTCCAAAAAATTATTTCTAAATCTGCAAAACTAAGTAATGCTAATTATTTTAAAGCTGTTCAAGTTAACAGCCATAACAGTGAAAAGATTAAAACTGAATATTTACAGCAGAAAGTTTTAAAGCTGGCAGAGAAAAAAATGTCACGATCCAATTATGTTAAAATCCTGGATCAAATTTATAAACTTGATGAAAATCAGAAAAAACCATTTTTGCAGCAATTATTTAATCAGCTAAATGTTACCAGGTAATGTTGAGGAATTAGATGAATGGCTAATTGAAGCTGCTGAAACTGAACGTAGGCTTCCACCAGCTATAAGGAAACAAAAACTAGCGTCATGGGTTAGCTATAAAACTGAATGGCTTAGTTATGGTGATATTGTTTATAAGCCAAGTTTGCCCAGGGCTACTACATTGCAAGTCACCAGGTATGAAATCATATTAGATCTGTTAATTGATCATTGTAACACAGCTGATAGACAGCTTTTGTGGGCAGTAGCTATAACAGCAGCATTTAGACAACGTGGGGCAAAATGGAGTTTATTAGCTAAGAAATTTCACAAAGATAGAAGAACAGTTAAAAGAGATTATTTTGATGCTTTAATAAAATTACATTATAAGATACAAAAAAAGCAGCCGAAGCTGCTTAATTCGTTTGAGGATGTTTTTAATTAAGCTGCCTTATATTCCCATGTTTGTTTTGCATTACTTGCCATTTCTTTAGCAGCAACAGCTTGAATATTATGGATTGTCCAATATGCGTTTGTTTCAATCCAATTATCAACCTCACATGATTGATATTCTAAACAATTGCACATATTGTAAACATCAGCAGCAGTAAGGCTAGAGGGCTTTCTTACTTTAACTTTATCTAAAACTTCCTGTGTATAGGCTTTAAAATCTTCATCAGAATAACCCATTCTATCCTTATATCTTGCTGTAATGCTTTGTATATTACCCCAAGTTAAATAACTAGCCATTCCATCTGGTGTGATAAAAATTTCTTTTTTTCTGAAAAGGTTGTATCTGTTCATATAACAAATTCTATTTCCTGTGTGAACCCAATTAATAATTTGAGCAATATGGTCACTACTAACTAAATATGCACTCATGTGTTATCCCTTTCTTTTTTATTAACTCTATAATTTATATGGGGTCTGTGACATTAAATGTCAAGCTTTGTGCGTGAAATATCACAAAAAGGATTGACTTAGTGTCCTTAATCCTTATTTTTAATGGTTATAATGAGGTGCTTTGTCTTAAAATTTGATATTTCATATCCCTTTCATACTCGGCAAAGCATTTCATTTAGTGATAATGTTTAAACTGCTCGGACATTATTGCTTTATGAAACTTTTTAAATGTTCATATATTGTGCCTAACTTGCAGCTGTTTTGTTATCTTTGCAGCTGCTTTTTTTTAGAAAAATAAGACCATGAGCAAGCTTGTAACAAAAGAGATATTAGACATTATTTTCAAGGAATTAATGGCTGGTAAAAGCATGAAATCTATTTGTAGGAATAATGAAGGCTTTCCTCATAGACAGACAGTTATGAGCCACATACAGAAGGATCAAGAGGTGTTCGAGAGGTATCAAGCTGCCAGGGCTATACAAGGAGAGATTATAGCTGATGAAATGAAGGATTTGCTTGATGCTGAACCACCAACAACCATGACAGAAGCTACATGGAGAAGAATAAAGCTGGATAACCTAGATAAGATTAGACGGCAGTTACAGCCGTTAGGTGGTATAAGGAATAAGCCAGCTGACGTTGCTACAGGGTTAAAGGCTGAATTTAGAATAGGATGGGATATACCTGGTAATGAGGATAAGTAGGTTCTTATTCTCTGTCTGTTCGACCGATCACGCGTAAGAATTTTAAATTTTAATATCTTTTGCGACAACTTTGCGACAAATGCAGCAGCTAATCCTTATTTTATTGGGTTTTATGTACATTGGTAGCAGTTTGCGTAACTCTTACCAGGCATTTTAGTAATATGGGTAGCCCTACCCTCCCCAAAATCTGCGCGAACTTTTTATATATATCAACCATCAAATAGTATCTAACCAACTAACGGAGGATGTCATGCCTAAAAAGCCAAAACCAAGAAAGCCTAAAGGATACGGCAAATGAGAAAAAGAGGATTGTATGATAACATTCATGCAAAGCGTGCAAGGATAAAAGCTGGTTCTGGGGAACGAATGAGAAAGCCAGGATCAGAGGGCGCACCTACAGCCAAAGCCTTTAGGGATAGTGCGAAAACAGCTAAGAAAAGGCGTGGAGTTGCAACAGGTAATTAAAATACCTTATCGACCTAGACCTTTACAGAATAAGCTGCATAAACAATTAAGTTTACATAGATGGTCAGTAGTGCTGTGTCACAGGCGATTTGGTAAGACAGTAATGGCGATAAACCATTTATTGAGGGAAGCTATCATCTGTGAGAAAGAAGCCCCCAGGATGGCTTATATTGCCCCTACATACCGAATGGCTAAACAGGTAGCCTGGGATTATGTAAAACAATATACGAAAGTCATACCAGGTGTAAGATACCATGAAACAGAATTAAGGTGTGATCTTCCTAATGGTGCAAGAATTTTATTATTAGGATCGGAAAACCCAGATAGTTTACGTGGAATTTATTTAGATCTTTGTGTGATTGACGAAACAGCGCAAGTTAGCAGCACATTATTTCCAGAAGTTGTTAGACCCTGCCTATCAGATCGTAAGGGGGGCTGCATATTTTTGGGAACGCCCAATGGAATGCAAAATACTTTTTATGAGGTATGGGAGCAAGCAGAGGGTCAAAAGGATTGGTATAGGGCTGTTTTTAAAGCGAGTGAAACAGAAATCCTGGATGATGAAGAGTTAGAGAGTGCCAAGCTTTCTATGTCAGAGGATCAGTTTAACCAAGAGTATGAATGTAGCTGGACAGCTGCGATACCTGGTGCAATCTATGCCAAAGAGCTAGAGAAGATTGAAAAGCAGATTACGAATGTT